TAACTAGGTCAGCTCGTGAAATAAGTAGTGCTTTTGCCATTATCTTGCGTCTTTTGGTAGGTTAGGATTATTTGGAGAAAAGCCTTTATTAGGCATTACGTTGGGCATCATAGCAACCTCAGGTTCATTTTTAACTCTGTAGCCATAGGAGCGAGCTTTTGCAATGCTTATTTGTGATGTTTTAGGCGAACCTATTGAGGCGCTTTTATTAAAGCTTACATACGTTCTACGCTGCCACTTATGATGACATCTAGGGCCTCCCTTGTAAAGCCATATGCTATACGTATCGCTACCTCCTTCGCCAAAGCCTTTGTTAACTACCTGGCCGCTTAATCTTGTAATATCTTCTTTTCTATATACTTTACTCGCTCTCATCATTGCCCTGCAAAAACTACGCTCAGGAGCATTGTTACCTACATATTGATAGCGCACTTTAAAAAATAAACCATCTATTTCTTTGTCTTGCTCAGAGTTTTGATTTGGCGATGCGCTTCCTGTTCTAACTAAATTTACAAGTTTGTTTAAGGTTGTTTGTTTAGGCATTAATTCCTTAGTCCATTCTGCAACCTGATTGTCAAAGTCATCCTCTAAATCGTAATTTACATCCCTTACATCTAAAAGCTCAAAACCTTCCTGCTCAGCATCTTCGCCTAGCTCTAAAAACTCTTGCATTTCTTTGCTCAATCCGCTTAGCTCTAGGCCTGTTTCTTCCTGGACCTGCTCATCAGTTACTGCATTCTCTAAATCAACAAACTCCAAAGGCTTTAACGTTCTAAAGAATAGATTTAAACTGATTCCGTTATACGCTAGAATCTGCTCAAACGCATCTAGCAAAAGTTCCTGCATTGGTGCAATTATCATGTTTGAGAAAAGAGCAAACGAGTCTTTTAATTCATCGGCATTCGAAGAGAATCCGTTGCTGCTTGCAATTCCAAATAAAAGCGGACTCGTGACATTGTGAGAAAGCATGATTTTTCTCAAGCATTCCTCGCTGAGCGTAGAGTATAAGTCAGGCGCATCATTGACAGGCATCGCATCGACTGTGGTCTTGCTGTCTTGGTTGTTATTGAAGCTTACAATGACCTTTTCGCCGCTTGTTCCTGTAAGCTGAGAAAGCACCTTGTTTTTAATCATATGCTGCTGTTCCTCTGCAGGTACTCCATTGTTGAAATTGACCACAGACCGACCTGAGAAACCATTCTCAACTTCGTTAATTAGGTACTCGCTAATATCCTCTTCTAAAACTGCGTAAGGAATACCGCCTGTGTAATCAACTAGGGCGTAGTATTTTAAACCTACGCTGTAAGGCTTGACAAAAAAGATTTCAATAGGATCCTGGGAGCATCCAAAAGCGCTGATTCTTTTAGGTTCATATTTCTTTGTATCTGTCCAATCGTCGCTATAGTAGTAACCTTCGATTTTTCCGTCTTCGTTGCATTTTTCTGCTCGTAATAATTGTACAGGTATATGATGCACTTGAGCAATCTTTTTTCTGTCCTTAGTATAAATTACTTGCATTGCACACTGTCCAAGTAGTTTAATATCTGTACATAGATGCCTTACGCATTCCTTGCTTAATAGCGCCATCATATGAGCGTACTCGTTAGGCTTTCTATTTGCATCTGTAGCTGATAGGCCTCTACCATATACTAAACGGATAACGTTGTTTATAATAGCGTTATTTGTTGTGCTATTCGTGTATCTGTCTATAAGATAACCATAGTAGTTATTGTCATCTCCGTACTCAACCCAATTGTCTCGTTTAGATTCTTTGATTACAGGAGCTTCATAACCTGAAAGCTCTAATATGTGAACGTTGTTACTCATACATTATAAATTCATTTGTGCTGACGTTGGATATGTACTCGCCATCATTTACGGAATAATTAACTACAGGCGTTTGGTCTGTTACAAAGATTCTGTCTTTATGCACTACCGTTGCGCCATTTCTTAGCTCTAAGGTATAAAAGGAATCTTTAACAAGGCTAAAATCTCCATTTACAAACGTTGCATTTATGGTATCGTAATAATCTCCATTTATGCTGCTTGTAATTGTTATCTCGGTTGTAACATTTGTAGATTCGCCTCTAATAAATAAACCATCATAGGTTTGGCTTCTAGGTATAAAGCTAAAACTCTGCTCTGTCAATATAGGCTGTAGTATTATCATGCTGTATATATAACTGATTTTGGTATTATTTGTTTCTTATTGGATCCTGGAAACAAAAAAAGCGCCTATTTCTAGACGCTTAATTACACATTATGAAAGGTAAGGAAACTTATACTGTTCCGTCGTTGATTAATGCAGGACCTGCTGTATTCTCAAACAATGTTTTTAAGTCTGCTTCGCTAGTTGCTAATAAGAAGTTAGCAGGTAGTTCCTCTTGAGCAGTAAATGTGAGAGAGTAGCCGTTAAAGTCTCCAAGCGCAGCGCCGCTAGAAATTTCACCTGCAGAGACGTCAGCGCCTTGGTCTAAGCCCATTAAAAAGAATTGGTCTGTCATAGTCCTCACAATGATTCTCGGTCTGCCATAGGCCAAAAGCTTCACATTCTTGTGAGTTACAACGTCTTGTCTCTTTAATGCTGCCACTAAAGTTTGTTCAAAGAAGGTTGTCCCATTGTCACGACTAGAGTTAATTGCTGTCGTGAATGAATTAGCTGTACTCTTCAATTCGAATTTGTACATAGTAAGTTGAGTTGTATCGTCTACAGGAATCCAATCTGTAATTTCGTCAATGTTGTCTCCTGTTCCGTAAGTTACATACGTAGGAGAATCTGAATTAAGGTCTTCGTAATTGATGAGATACATGGCCTTGAGTCCGCTTACGGAGTCCTTGCATTGTTCAATTCGACCTGCTGTGATGTCACACGCCATTTTATTTAGTTTTTATGAATAAAAAAAGGCAGGCAATCTTACCCACCTTTTTCTCATTCTGATTAATTATTAAGAATATACTACACAATCGTTAGCAATACCCACTTGAGCGCCACAAGACATTCTCATAACAATTCTCACGTTGTCTGAGCCGTCGTATAAATGTACAGGGATCACCGCTGCCTCTTGATGGTCTGAAAGGAGAGATGTTCCGAAATATAGGTTGCTAGTTTGAGCTGCTACCATGTTATCGTCTGCCAATCCGTTAGCAACAAATACAGGAATACCATCAAAAGATAATGCTCCGTTAGTGTACCATTGCGTTCCCTTGTTGTCAGTACCGTTAGCTCCAAGACCTGCTGCTGCAAATCCACCAAGTGCGCGAACGTAAGCTCTTGCAACGTTAGAAGCAACGTAGATTTTTAAATCCTCAGCTCCGTAAACCGTTGTAGGAATAGCGTCAACCACCTTGCCCATCTCATCGATTACGTTTGCTGCGTCTATACCGCCTGCAATTTTTGCGATGTCCTGAGCTGCAGGAAGACCTGCTGCATTCAATAAAGTTACAATACCATCGTAAGCATTTGCTCCTGCAACACCTGACCATAAAAGAGTCTCGTTAGATGCAGCTACTTTAGAAGCAACATAACCTAGTAGGTAATCTTCAAAAGATTTAGGAATGTCTGCGAATGCAGATGCGCCCATCTCAGCCGCTGACCATGAATTATGGAATTGAGAGCGACAAAGTTGTAGGTTTACTTGCATATCTTTAACCTGTAAAACAGACTCGCCCATAGTTACGGTACGAGTATCGTCAAAGTCGCAAGTTGCGTCAGTTAATAATGTGTTAGTATCCAAAGTCTGTAAAACTTCTTTGAATTTAACGTTTTCTAAAACGGTTACTCCACCGTTTTCAATTGTTGGAGCGCTTAAAAGTGCCGCAGAGATATATTTACCTGCTGCTTGACCGTTGTAAGTGCTACCGGGAAAAGTTGGCTGATCTGCCATAATTTTTAGGTTTTAATTATTAATTATTTATTTAATTTTCTGTAAATTCTGTCTAGAGTTGTTTCTGTTCTATTCTGAGCGTACAAAATTCTTTCTGTTTCTTGTTTGTTTTCAGGATTGAAAGAAATAGGCTTAACTGCAGGATCTAATCCCTCTGTAGATAATTCCGTTTTTTCCTCAACTACTTCCTCAACTACTTCCTCAGTTACTTCCTCAACTTTAG